TGTACTTGCATTATGTTATACAGGAGTTATAAATTGGATTTAGATCAAATCATTAAATTATTAAAAGAATCAGCAGATGATCTTAAAGCTGACAATGATAAGGCGGAGGCTAAAGAAAATGGATCAACAAATGTTTTACGATCAAGTGATGGCAGAATTACACCAACAACAGATGAAGGAGCAAGAGAATGAGCAAACAGGGAATAGTTAATATTCGTGGTAAAGAATACAAAACAGTTGCACTTCGTGTGCAAGAATTTAAAGAAAAGTTTCCTAGTTATTTTTTAACTACAGAAATTGTAAAGATTGATGATGAGCAATGTATCATTAAAGCCTATGCAGGTATTCATACTGATAATGGTAATGTTCAAACATTTGCCACAGGCCATGCACAAGAATTTAGAAAGGCATCACAAATTAATGGTACGTCTTATGTGGAAAATTGTGAAACCTCAGCTATAGGTCGCTGCCTAAGTGCACTAGGCTTAAGTGGCGAACAATTTGCTTCAGCTGAAGAAGTTGCTAATGCTATGTACCAACAAAATAATCCAGTTATTGAAACCATTACAGATGATGATGTTGAAGTAGCTAAAGGCCAACTTGTATTAGCAAAAGAAGCTGGTGAACTAAAAGAAAAGTTCTTTAAGTTTAGTCCACAAATGCAAGAAAAACTTCGTGAATTTGCTAATGATTTAAAGAAAGTTGCATGAGCCATTTAAGGGACAGTAGGAGGCACAACGTCATTACCGCTAGTAATTCATATGCAGCAGTATATGAGAGGCAGAAATTATGGAGGCAAATGACTTTGCGTGAGCCTCCATTTGAAGGTAACGAGATGACTGAGTGGGGTGTCTTAAATGAACCTGTAGCATTAAGTACGCTAGAAAAAGAACTTGATGATATAGTGGAGGCTGGTAACAAATTTGTTATGCACAAGGAACTACCTTTTGGTGCTAGTCCAGATGGTTATTATAATAGGTCTGTAATTGAAATTAAGTGCCCTTACACGCAAGAAGTATATCCATCTATACCAGACAGGTACTATTTTCAAATGCAGCTCCAGATGGAAGTATGTGACGTTGATAGTGCATATTTTTATATCTGGACACCAAACGAAACAAAACTAGAAATAGTTGAAAGAAGTAAGTCATGGCTTGAATGGTATATGCCATTAGCACTAGAGTTTATGAAATATGTTGAAGATGACATAGAACCTAAACGCTGGACTAAGAAACCAATTTTTGTTAAGGAGTAACGTATGGCAGAGTATGATAATACAAATAGTTTTGCACTATTTAAAAACGATAAGGGTGATAATCCTAAACGACCAGACTACACAGGTAATTTAAATGTAGATGGTATTGAGTTTAGAGTTAGCGGCTGGATTCGTGAAAGTGCTAAAGGTAAGTTTATTTCTGGATCTGTGCAGTTAAAAGAAGTAACTACATCTAATGCTACAAATGAGGAAGATGCTCCCTTTTAGGAGCATTTCCCATCACTTATACAAACTATTTATTCATGACGTACATAGTCACTTCAAAGCCAAAACGCATTTCTGTAGCTGCTGGAGTTGTCCACATAATAATATTCCTTAAAAGGTTTCTGGCTTATGCCATTAAGCGTAATTATACACCTTTTATAACGTCTTATAAATAGAGAAAACCATGACAAAAGACTATGCAAAAAGTTGAACTAAGAGAATCTACAGTAAATGAATTATCCACTACACCAGAGGCAAGATTATTGCAGGCTATATTGCTTAAGGCTGTTGACGATGCAATGAATGGATATTCTACTGAACAAAAATCTGCATTATTTTTTTTATGGTCTAAGTCAAATCAACTAAGAGATTTATGTTTGTTATTTTCTAATTATGATATAGACTATGTTAAGAAAATGATTTACAGTAAAGTTAAAGATAAAGACTTAATTAAATTTATAGATTTAAATTATGGACATTAATACACTAGACTTACACATGAGCTGTTACGCACACGCTGCATACCATGAGGCAGGAACGCAGCAGGAAATTATTGCTGTGATGAACGTCATACGTCAACGCATTAAAGCAGGCTATGGCAAGGACTCGTGTGAGGTGGCTTACGCTGCAGGCCAGTTTCAGGGCATAACAGATCCATCTCATGATGAGGTTGACAAGAAACGTTATCTTGAAATTAAGTCATTAGCTGTTGATGCAATAGTGTTTAATAAACATAAAAATCCTGTGCCTAAAAAATTACATTTTTATGATGATAGTATTGATACACCAGCTGGATGGAAAAATTGTAACATTAAAATAGGAAGGCTTGTATTCTGTGACTAAACCAATTGCATTTTTAGTGGAGGAGTTTGACAGTACAGGTAAACTTGTATGGTCTGGACTTATGACTTCAGAGCCAACGTCTTTAGAAATTTCTCAAGATATAAAAAACAAATTACATAATTGGACTATCACACCATTGCTCCCAGATACAAAGAATATTATTAAAGTAACTAACATCAAAAAGTACGACTCAAAAAAACTTGTGGAGGCTCATCTTGGCAACTAAAACAAATCTATTTATTGCAACACCTATGTATGGTGGCCTATGTTATGGCACTTATCTGGAATCCATGCTTAAGCTGCAGGCATGGCTTAATGCTAAAGACATAGAGGCATACTTTTCATTTCTTTATAATGAAAGCCTTATCACTAGAGGCCGCAATACTTTAGTGAATGACTTCTTAAAAGGTGATGCTACACACTTAATGTTTATTGATGCTGATATACAATTTGAGGCACAGCACTTATTAAAGATGATTGATTCTGACGTAGAGATTATATGTGGCCTGTACCCTAAAAAAGAAATTAACTGGGGTGGAGTTGCTTACGCTATTGAAAAGAAAGTGCCACAGGATCAACTTAAATACTTTACTGGCGAGTATGTAGTAAATATGGTTGGCGATGCTAAGCAGCAACTTGTGCCATTAGATAAGCCATTTGAGATTAAACATGGCGGTACTGGGTTTATGTTAATTAAACGTGAAGTGTTTGAAAAGTTAAAAGATAAATGTCCATCATACACACACAATATGAGTGATGTAAATGATAACTCTGATTTAGGTGACAAGATAACAGAATACTTTGCCACTAGTATAGATGATCAAAATCATTTATTAAGTGAAGATTATCATTTCTGTAAACTAGCTCGTGATAATGGTATTAAGGTATGGGGTGCAGCATGGGCACAATTAGGCCACACAGGAACTTATCAGTTTAGTGGCAGGCTTGTATGATTATTCCTAATAACATGATTAGTCATGTAGGAAAAATATTTCAAGGTGAATATGCTATTGGTGCTATGAAAGAACCATACATTATAGATATTGGTGCTAACGTAGGTGGATTTGCAGTCTGGGCACATGAGTACTTTGAACGACCAAAGATAGATTGTTATGAGCCTATAAAAGAAAACTTTAACTTGCTTAGACAAAATACAGCAGGTACTGATATAGCCATTAGGAACTTTGCCATAGGTAAAGAAGATGGTGAACGTCAGATGTATTATGGCCTTCATAACTGTGGTGAGGCTAGTATGTTTGCAGGTGAGGAACAGGCCAAAGAAGGTGAGATAGTTAAGGTAATGTCAGCCAAACATCTTCCAGCGTGTGACATCATTAAAATTGATACAGAGGGTGCAGAGATTGAGATACTTGAAAACTTAGTGCATTTTCCTGTAGTGTTTCTTATAGAGTTTCATAGTGCATACAATCGTAGACGTATAGATGAATTGCTACTTGACTATACGCTAATTGAGTGTACAATGCGTGGTTATAATTATGGTATTTTAAAGTATATTAGGAGTGAATTGTGTACACCAAATTAGATGATGCAAGGCAGGCCAAATTTATTGTCAATTATATACAAAATAATAAAGATTGCAGCATTAAAGACATCATTCAAGGGTGTGCCACTAATAGGACTAGATTGAAATACTTGGAAAGTCAAGGATATTTTACTTTGCCAAAGTGGACTTATAGTAACGAATTAGATAAACGATTTAAGAATAGAACTTATGTATCTGTTAAAGTTGGCAGGGAATATGGTAAATGGATTTGATGGGAAAAGTAATTGATTGGGTAGTATGGGCAATAGTCATAGGTAGCATATTTTGGATGGCATATGGTACATATGAAATGATTAATTTAATTTTTTTAAGGAGTTAATATGTCAGACAATGTAAATCACCCAAAACACTATAATATTAAGGGCTTGGAAACAATAGATATTATTGAGTCTAGACTTACTGATGAAGAGTTTGTAGGGTACTTAAAAGGTAGTAAGATGAAGTATGACTTGCGTTACCCATTTAAAGGAAACGTAGAAGAGGATCTTGCTAAATCAGAATGGTTTAAAAATAAATTGGTTGCAGTTTTGAGAGAAGTGGAAGCTGTTAATCCACCTGAGATTGAAGCTCAACTTCAAAGGTTTGATGACGAATAATGTCACCTATTGTAAATACTGAAGTGAAGATGCCTCAGCATATGCTTGAGGCTCTTACATTACATGAAACATATTGTGTAATGTCTAATATTACAAAGGTAAATGAAACTGAAGTTCGTCAATGGCTATTAGATAATTTTAATCAACATATGTCAGATGATTTTAGTTCTGAATATTTATTTAATACCCAAGTTTCTTAAGAAGATCTGAAGTAATAATTCCAGCATAAGGTTTCATTTGCAATGCCCTTATATCTGTCTGAGATGGATTTAATGGATCTAGTATTTGTCTTTGTGCTGCTACCTGTGGCAATAATTCAAATATACTATGTTGCTTTTCTAATCTACCAATACCTTCACCAGCAATACCTCTAGGATATGATGGATGGCCAGAGTTCATAATGACTGGTTGATCTGCATATATCTTACCAATATTCATAATGCCAGCATCTGGTGCTGTAAGTTGTTTTGGATCAGCTACAGATAATCTTGCTTCACCTAAGCCAATACCACCCTTATCTCTAAATTCAACGTCTAGGAGGCCTTTTAATTGCTTTCTAACAGCATCTGGAGCTGCCCTGTACTGGTCAATAGATTCTGGATTACTAACACCTTTCCAATTAGGAATAAGTTTGTTAATAAGTTTATCCATTTGTTTCTTGTCTGTTTTGCCTAATGATGAGTCAGCGTAAGATAGCATTGTTTCACCAGTCATGTGTGCAAAATCACCACCGCTTGGTGCCATCCTCCATGCCATATACAATGGATCTTGGCCTGTAATCTGTTTAATGGTTTGAGCATTATTCATTATTTGTTTAACAGGTGCTTGTCCAGATGCCCATACTTGACCAGCGTTATTAAACATATAGTCTTGACCACCTTTAAGATCAATAGGCCTATTAAGCATGATGTCATTGATACCCACTAATCTACCGCCAGCAGCAGTCCTGTCTGACATAGAGGTAATAAATGGTTTACCTTCAAAGTCAGCTAGTGATACATTAGGAATATCTTGTCTGCCTGTTGGCTCAACAATAGTTTTAAGGTTTTGTAATTTTAATTGTTCTTTAGCACGAGGATCAAAACGAGGGTCAAATCCTTTTTCACCTACTTTAGTTTCAAGCAAGCCTTTAGCCAATCCTGTTGCTTTTGTAGTTCCTAAAAAGTTTAGTGGATCTTTAGATGCCAATTCTAATTGATATGCCAAATCTTTAGCATAATCATTAGCACTTACTTGCTCGCCACGCAATTGTCTTGCAAGTGGTATATTTGACTGCTTCCATCTTGAATATGCTTGCTCTATAGGAGTGCCCATAGAAAAACTTGGAGTAACAGTATTAGTTGCAGATAATCCACCTCTGGATGGATCTTGCAAATATACATTGCCAGATAAAATATCTTCTAACGTCATCTTAATCCTTAGTCATCTAGTTCTTGAAATTCTGTGTACACATCTAAATTATCGCCAGATATTTCCACTAGACTGCCATCATCAAACTCAAGATAAATAGTTTGAGATTCAAAATCTACTTCGCAACTGACAATAGTTTTACCTACAATTTTGTTACATAGTGCTTGAATATCGCCAGACATACGAGTCCTTAAATGTTAATAAGAGATTCTTTACTTATTTTTTGCGATATGTTTGATCTTGACCATGCACCACATCCTTGACATTGATACCTCTGGAATATGGATGTTCTAGACCTTACTTCGCCACGCTTGTGTAATTTGCGTGAGCTGCAATTTGGACACACAATATTTGCGTTATAAGCGTTATGGTTAGGATGTTGTTTAATCCATCCCTTAAGCCTGTTATATAATTTTTCAAGCAATACTACATCGTTCTTATTATATTCTTCCATGCGTTTCCATGCTGCACGATCATTATTCATAACCTTCAGCCATAGTTCGTGGCCTTCATGTGCAGTCTTTTTACCAAGACCTAAACGCTGAGAAACATAATCTAATTTATTTGATACAAATCTAAAATTACTTTTTACTACTCTTAACAAATCAATGTGTTTTACTGGGCTTGGTGGATGCATACCAGCTTCTAAAAATTCTTTGTTTAGCATTGGTATGTCAAATCTTAAACCATTATAGTGAACAATTACGTCAGCTTCTTCCATGAGTGCATGAATGCTTTTTAACATTGTCTTACGATCTGTTTTATATATGGAGTCAAACATGATCTTTGATTCACCATACCACTTAGCTGCATAACATAATGTGTATGATGATTCAAGAAGTTGATTCAATGCTACGTTCTGCTGCCAGATACCCCACACAGTTGCTAAGTTAGGAGCACATTCAATATCAAGTAAAAGTATTTTCATAAGTATTCTCTAGTGTTGAGATTACTTATTATAACCCTTCAAAGAGCCTTCTTTCATCTTTACGTCTGTTCTCAAGGCCACGCAAAATCTTGCCTCCAGCCCTACAGTACTTCATTAACGATTCCATAGCTTGTTCTTTATCGCCTCGTAATAATGCTTGACGAATGGTGCTACGCTGAAAGCATCCCAAGCCAAGATTAAAACAAAAACTAACAAGAGCATCAAACTCATGCTGTTTAAGTTGCACGTTAGGTAGCATCTTAGATATTCCCAGCTCAAAGCGACTGAGGTCTGATTTAAGAATTCCATCTATTTCCTCGTTAGTAAAAGTTCTGTTCCATGATGCTGGCAATGTTTTACCATCACCTATTAAATGACCAATTCCTACTGTCCACAGTTTTGCTGGGCATTGGTATGGTTTGTTTCTTACACCTTCATGATGACGTATTAACTTAATTGCTTCTTTAGACGCTTTCACGTTTCTTTTCCCAAGTTCTAGAACCAAAGTAGAAACCAATAATAGAAGCTACAATTGACATCTCATCGCTAGAAAATATAGCATCCATAGATTCTGGAGTAAATCCACCTGTAGACTTAACTGCCCATACAAAGCCAGCTACATCAACGAATACAAGTAAGCCTACAAAAGTAAATGCAACAAATGGTCTGACACAAGCATTTAAAGTCTTTACCCATTGTGATGCACCTTCTACAAGTTTGGCATCATGTGTATACAATGCCTCACGTTCTTGTGCGTATGTTTCTGCGTATGTTCCTTCTAATTCAATTGCTGCAATCTTTTCTTGTGATACAAAACCTTTTTCAGCCATAAGCAATGCTTGTTGATTTTGCAGCATGGCCATTTCACGTTCATGCTTTTGGTCACCTTTTTGCTGAAAGAATCCTAATAGACTTGGAAGCCCACTAGTAGCAAAACCTAATATACCTGAAATAATACTAAACATTTATAACTCCTTTGGGTCAAAGCCAAATTCTTTGGCTACTTTATTTTGCATTCTTTTAAACTCACCAGTATGAGATAGATATTTTTTAGAGTTTGGCTCATTAATATATATACCCATATGGATCAACTCGTGTAACATTGTCTTACATACTGTATCTAAAAATGTACATCTTCCAGTAGAAATCATTATCTCGTGTTTAGAGTTAAATTCTTTTTCTTCTGGCTTATATTCACCATAAGCCTCTGGAGTATTTTTAATGGTAAATTTTACTTTACTTGATGCTGGATATTTTGCGTAATTTTTAAATGTTGGTGATGATACAAATCCTTCATATAGCTTACATATAAAGTCTTTTGTAATAAACATTATTTTGATAGTGGATTCATAGTTGAACGTTTAACTGTATTTAGTTTGTCATCCATAGCGTTTACAGTAGCTTCTAATTCTTTTCTTAGTCCACTTACCATAGCTGCAGTTTCACGAGAGTTAGCAATAGCATCTGAAGATTTCTCACTAGCTTTCATAATAGACTCAGATAGTTGGTATTGTCTTTCGTTAATAGCTTTAACCTGTATTTCTAAACCATTTAATTTAGATTCTATAGGAGCTAAATCTAAACTGTCAACAGCTTCAATTGCCGTAACCATCTTGTTGTAGAAAGTTATGCCTGCGTATGCTCCTCCAGCTAATATTGGCAGAATCAATAAAAGCATCTTGAGGAGTTGAGAGCTGGAGAAGTTCAAGTTTAAAGTTTTCGTTTTTTCCAAAGTCATTATTAAGTTCCTGATCAAATTTAAAAGCGTCTGTTAGTTCAATTTGGTTTATAATAGGTCTGTTAAGTATTTCTAGTGAAAGGACTATTCCAAATCCATGCACAAGTTCTTTACCTTTTGGTACGTCAAGTTTAGGACTTTCTTTGCTATCACTTTTTTGTTCTGTTTTTGGTGTATCTTTTGGGCTATCTTCTTTTGCCTTTGGCTCACTTTTACTTTCTTGCTTTGGCTGTTCAACCTTAGGAGGGCTAGATAAAACAGGCTCACTAGGGCTATTTGCAGGTAGCCCAGCAGGGGGTGGTGGAGCTGCAATAGGTGGTGGGTTATTTATAGGGTTAAGTGGACTACTAGGACTAACAGGTGAAGCTACGTTAGTAACGTTTGTAGCACTCTTAACACATGAATTAGCTGTTTCTATCCAAGTACCCCATATAGATGGGTTATAAGGATCTGGACAAGATGACATTCTTGTTTCTGTAACAGAACCTACATAGTCTGCTTGACAGGCTAGTTGTCTAGTTTCAACACTTGTTTGGCACGTTGGAGGATCTTGTGTGCAATTGTTGCTAGTTTCTGTCCAAGCTGACCAAGAGTTTGTAGAACAACTAAAGTTCCTGCTTTGGTTAATAGCACCGCTATAATGAGGTAACGTGCAAGCTGTGGTTTGATTTTCAACCAAGTCTGAGCAAGCAGGAGTTTGATACGCACCACATATTGGGTCACTTGGGTTATAAGATACGCACCAATAATCTTTAATTGCAATGATTGGATCAATGCCATTACATACGAGAGAACCTTGAAGCATATA